GAGGATCAGGCTCGTGAGGTTATCTTCGCGGACGTGGTGGCCCGCATCCAGCATTCGGTATGGTTCAAGAAATATCCTCAAGACCCGACGTTCAAGAACCAGATCCGCTGGCCACAGAAGGACATCTGGATTGTCCCAGGTGACAGTGCGGAAACTACCTTCGAGGGTTATAATATTCTCGGAGGTGTACTTGATGAGATGGATTCGCATCGAGTCACCCAGAAGAAGGACTACGCTCTCGAGGGGTATAATACGATCAGCAATCGTATTACCTCTCGATTCCAAGACAGAGGTCTTTTGATTCTGATTGGCCAGATGAAGAAGAGCTCTGGTTTCGCAGCGAAGAAGTATGAAGACTTCAAGCAAGACGACGAGTCGTATGTAAGTCGTATGACGATTTGGGATTCGTTTGGTTGGGAGAAGTATCTCAAGTCTGACGGAACTCGTAATAGCTTCTGGTTTGACGTTCGTCGCAAGATTGAAGTGCCTGCACTGATTGCGCAGATCACTGTTAACAATGATCTGTTGGAGATTCCGAACGTCTACAAGAAGCAGTTCTTGAATGATCCGGCTAAGGCACTTAAGGATCTGGCTGGCATTCCACCGATTGTCGGTAATCCTTTCATTGGGATGACGTTCAAGATTGACAGTGCTCGCGAGCGCTGGCATGAAAGGTTTGGCGTGGACGGTTCGCCAATCATGCCAACCCTGGAGACGGTAGAGTTTGCACCATGGTTCATCGCCAAAGATACACTGAAGCGTGTTGTTCATGTCGACATTGCTTACAGTGCGAATGGCGACGCTCTAGGCATGGCCATGGGTCACGTTCGGGAGCTAAAGGAAGTCGATGACGAGGACCGTCCGGTCATTGTCTTCGACATGATCCTACGGATCAGGCCAATGCCTGGCCGGGAAATCATTCTTGGAGATGTCCGTAAGGTCATCTATCGCCTTCGGGATGATCTAGGATTCAAGATCAAGAAGGTTACGTACGATGGATTCCAAAGCACGGACTCCATTCAGCAACTTCGTAAGCGAAGGTTTGATGTAGATCAGCTATCTGTTGATAAGAGTCTGCTTCCGTATCAGGATCTTCGGGACGCGATCTATGAAGAGCGGATCGAGTTTCCGAAGTACATGACTTACTGGAAGCATGGCGACACGAAGCAGATAGAGATTGCATACCAGGAATTGACGCAACTCATCGATACCGGTAGAAAGGTTGATCACCCGGAGGGTGGCAGCAAGGACGTAGCTGATGCTATGGCCGGTGTGTGTTCGCTCCTCGCTGGGGATAGACAATACAGACGCGGTGTGCGAAGCTCTACCCCTAAGCCGAGAGGCGACCTGATCAACCAGCCAGATGCGTATGATCCTACCGTGATTCAGAAGCAACAGAATGCAGGCTTCGGAAGTCGCTTGCCAGCTCTTGCGCCTGTCTCACTGTCTGGTTCAAACACTCTGCTACCGGGTGGAGACATACTAGATGGACTTGGAATCACGCGCCGCACCTAAGATCTTGAAGCCTAAGATCTTCGCAGCGACCAAGAAGAAGGCTGACTTCAAGAAGGGCACGCCGCCGAAACTTGGAGAGGCGTTTGCTCCCACCTGGCAGGGCGTTGACAGGTGCTACTACAATCTGCCCGGTGGCGGGATCATGCAGTTTGATCTCAACCGTCTGACGCTTGCTGACTTCAGGATGATGCGTGATCACTACCAGATCAATGCGTCTTTGTCTGTTCTCACATTCATGATGCACCAACTTGATTGGCGGATCGAGTGTGACAACAGCAAAATTCGTGACCACTGTCAGGCCAACTTGGCAGGTATGTGGACCAGGCTTGTTCGTTCTCTCAGTCAGGCGTTCTGGTCGGGGTACTCGCCGTCTGTTCTTCAGTGGGAAAACGATCTCACTGGGAAGACCATCCAGCTAACCAAGATCAAGGATTTGGTTCCTGAAGACTGCACGGTCAACTGGAAGAATGTTGAAGGTTGGTCGCCGCCTGGTTACGCCAAGCCGAAGATCAAGGTCTACGATGGGATCAAGCAGTTTGGTTCAGGTTGGCCAATCCCTCCTGAGAACACTCTCTGGTATCCGCTTCTCATGGAGAACGGAGATTGGTACGGCCGAAAACTTCTCCGACCCGCCTTCTCTAGCTGGTTCTTCAGCATCATCATCCACCTCTTCAGCAACAGATACTTCGAGCGATTCGGTGAGCCCCTCCCAGTCGCTCGAGCTCCCTACGACGAGACCATCAGCGTCGGGGGCGAGCAGAAGCAGGGCACTGCTGTCATGCTCGGCATTCTGCAGAATCTCCGCAATCGAGGCGCGGTTGTACTTCCAAACGAGCGTAGCGGTACCGGGGCGGACGCTACGTATGACTACTCAATTGAGTATTTGGAATCGCAGATGCGAGGTGCCGACTTCGAGCGATACCTGATGCGGCTCGATGAAGAGATGAGCTTGGCGCTGTTTACTCCCCTGTTGATGCTGCGTACAGCTGACGTCGGCAGTTACAATCTGGGCACCACTCACGCTCAGGTTTACATGCAGATGTTGAACGCCCTTGCTGGTGACTGGGCACAGTACATCGACGAGTATATCCTTAACCGGATGGTCGACATCAACTTCAGTCCGACCAGCCCGCGAGCCAAGATTGTCTTCCGCAAGCTCGGTGACGACAAGCTAGACCTGGTGAAGACCATATTGCAGCAGATGCTTGCTAGCAATACAGTGTCGCCTGATCTGACCCAGCTCGGCGACATCGCAGGATTGACGCTGAGCGAAGTCAAGGAGGTAACGAAGAGTGACCCAGCTAACTCCCCAGCAGAAGATCCGACGAGCACTGATCCTACTGGCAAAGCCGGAGACGCGAGTACTTCGGGCGACGGAACAAGCCAGAGCTCTCGGCGTGTCGCTGAGGCAATGCACGAACGCCTCATCACTCAACTCTCCAAGGCTAACCGGGACGGCACTATCGGTCGCAGCTATGTACCGGATCTTGGGTACCGCAAGCAGTTCGTGTCCGCCCTGGTGGACGAGGGGGCCGGTCGTGTTCGCGCCGAGGCCGCCTACGATCGCGCAGAAGCCTACGTAGGGGACGTCGTTGCGGCGGGGCCGGTCTCCTTTGGGTCGGCTGTGGCACAGTCGCACGCGCTAAAGCGAGGGCTCGAAATCGCCATAGAGCGGGTGTGATGTGGAGAGAACTAAACACAGATTGAATTGTTTTTGTTCAAGACATCCGTTACTTGCCATGTACGGTATTGACAGTAAGAGTCGACCGTACGTTCACGTGAAGGTCTTCAAGCAGCGTAGAGTGTTTGCAGAGTTCATTGCATTTGGTGGAGAGGTGGCCATCAATTGTAGAGAATGTTTTCGCTGGCACACGATCGTCTTTAGGACTTCATCTGACAAAGCCGAGTTGTTGGAAACTGAAGTTCCTGTAGAAGTTAAGGAAGGAAGTGCGGCATGACTGCTTCGGAGATCGAACGAGGCATGACGATCCTGATCGACGACGTTCCGCGTGAGATCGTCAACGTGTACTCCCAGTCTACTCCGCCGTCTGTGAAGGTTTTCTACTACGACGACGAGAATACTCGGACTCGTAAGGTGTACCTGCCGGACGACGAGGTCGAACAGGTGGTGGCTCCGTAATGATGGCTCCCGTTCTGGCTGATGTCGATCCCGTTCTCGAGAGTCTTCACAAGCGAAGCTCGTTTTCGATCAACAACGGGTTCGGTATTCAGCCGAAGATCTACAAGAAGACCACCGACAAGGGTACGGTGCTGGCAATGGAGGGTGTGGCGGTGTTTCGCACCGGCACTTTCCGGGACAGCATGGGTTACCAGAACACCTGGGAATCCATCCACCTGAACCAGATGGTCACCAACTACGAGTACCTAAAGGGCAACGGCACCTTCGCAAATGTGCCCGTTCGTGACGGTCACCCTGGCTGGCTCATCAATGGCACTCCAGGTACTGGCAAGGTTGTCGGCTGGCACACTGGGTTGAAGGTTGCAACCCTGACCGCACCGCACGACGGGACGGAGTACGACTACCTTCTGGCCGACTACGAGATCCTCGACGCAAGTGCGCAGGGGGACATCAACTCCGGCCTGTGGGTGAACAGGTCCTCGGAGATCGGTGGGTACACCACAAACGCTGAGGCTGAACATTGGCCCGTTTATATGGGGGTGGCGTATGTTGACATCCCTGCGGTGGAGGGGCTAAACTTCACCGCATCAAGGCCAGGGGGCGAAGCTCCCAGGGTCTATGTCATGTTCGACAACAGCAAGGAGAAGGACGTGACCGCACCTGTTCTGGCCGTTCCGGCCGTGACTGCGGGAGCTCCGGCCGTGACGCCTCAGGTTCCGGTCGCAGGCACTCAGCACGGAGCACCGGCAGCTGCAACGCAGCCCTTCGTGTTCTCGGTGAACGGTGCCAACACCTCGGACTTCGCTGCGGTGCAGGCACACATCACCGGCCTGGAGAAGTTCCAGTCGGAGACCCAGGAAGCTAATCGCAAGGGATTCGTCACGGCGCTGTGTGCAGCCAACAAGCTGCCGGTGACCAAGAAGGACTCCTACGAGAAGTTCGCACTCGGTCTCGCGCCCGATCAGTACACCGCGTGGGTTGCAACCTTCGACGACGTCGAAGTTCCGGCCCTGCTCGGACAGCACGGACTCGATGGTGGCGTCGCCAACGGGGGACTGCCGACCGTCGCAGCGAATGCGGCAACTGGCACGGCTGCCGAGATCGTGCAGCTCAAGGAGCAGGTCGGTATGCACAAGCGGGCCGGTACTCCCAAGAAGGCCATCGAAGGCATGGCGTCGTACGTCAAGCTCAAGTCACTCGACCCGACCTTCACGCTGTAAGCCTGACGGCCCCGGGTTAAGGAGAGGACCAAAGGAACATGGTTGCATTCACTCGTGACCTGACGCTCGATACTCCGTTCGGCGTCAATCAGTACCTTCGTTCGACCGTTGGTGTCAAGTTCGAGTCGTACACGTTGGCAGCTGCGAGCTGGCCTGCGCAGACGATCGACGGTGTGGCTGGCCAGAAGGTGGCACAGCGCGGTACGCTCATGGCGAAGATCACTTCGGGTCCAGACGCTGGAAAGATCGGTCCGTGGCAAGCGGCTGGTACGGCTGAGGTGCAGACGCTCACGCCAACTGGCACGATCTCCGGCGGCACGTTCACCATCACCTTCAATGGCCAGACGACGGCGCCTATCGTCTTCAACGCGACAGCTGCAGTCATCCAGGCCGCACTCGAGGCCTTGAACAACGTGGTGCCCGGCGACGTCTTGGCGGCAGGCGGTCCAGTCAACACCGTCGCAGTGACGCTGACCTTCTATGGCAACCTCATCGGCGACACTCCCGCAGTCACGGTGTCCAGTGCGAGCCTGACGGGTACCTCGCCCGTCATCACGCCGACCACAACCACCCCCGGCGTGGCAGGTGCAGCAGACGGTCGACAGCTCACCACGGGACTGGTCGGCTTGCTCGACACGTTCCTTCCCTGGCAGCTCATGGAAGGCGATCGCGAGGTGGCGGTCGCATACGATGCCAGTTGCGTCCAGGCGTGGTGCCTGGAACTGAACGCAGCCGGAGTGGCAGTACCCCTGGCGAATGCACGGGCACTCCTGCTTCGTCCGGGTGCAGACGCGTCGAACCCGAGCAAGACCGCAATTCTCTGGAGCTGAGTCATGGCTTCAGGTGATGTGGTTCTTGAGGTTGTGGACTGTGAGGTCTATAATTATCTCAAGGCGGGAGTTTCGGGTACTGGTCCGAATTGGACTGCCGACATCAAGGGGTCAACGCTGGATCCAGGTTCAGGCTTGGTCGCCGGTAACGTTGACGCACAGTTGACTTCGGGTGGTACACCTGTTCCGGTTTTCCAGGGTGGCGGCAAGAAGTACAAGATCACGATCACGGAGGTCTAGCTCGATGGCCGTCGCTGATCCAAAGAGAGCAGGAAGGCTCGCATGAACACGAACCAACTGGCAGGATCGGCGGTAGCCGGACTGGCGGGCGGGCTCTCCGGCTCGGGCTCGCAGTTCGCCTCCAACATCGGCCGAGACCGCCTGGTG